GCATGCGCCAGTACACAAACTGGTACGTGGGGTTGCCCACAGTGCCTTGATCCGGCGTTGGCCAGACCGTAACGCGGGGGATATTGTTGACGTACACGGCGGTGCCGACAGAAGGGGTGGTTTGGCTGGTGCCGTTTTGAGCCCGAAACACGCCGCCAAGCTGCGTGCTGCTGTTGATCCAGCCGTAGTAGATCGTCTCGGTGCCGATGTTCAGGTAGCCCAGCGTGGGTAAGTTGGCTGTGGAGGACAGCGTCAGGGTCTGGGCCCCCGTGTCTGCGCTCTGGTATGTGTATCCTGTGGGAGACACTTGGCCATCCAGCCGCTGCACCCAGACCTGAATCGGACGAGCTTGCGTCAGCTTGTTGGGGATCGTGGCGTAGGTAGAAACACTAATACGTGTGATTGTCAGATCGGCCTGATTGGACTGCTGGTTGGGCTGCGTGCGGATCACATGATCGAGCAGGTCCACGGTGTCGTTGGGTAGCGTGTAGGTGTTGAGCCCTTGAACAAGTGGGATGGTGCCCTGTTCAAACGTCCACATGTTGATGCCACGATTGGCCCAGTCTGCGAACATCAGGTTCAGGGAACGACGGGCCGTCTTGAGATCGTAGCCCGTACGCAACTCCGAGCCCACGCGCTCAAACGCCTCCTCGACGATCTCAGTCAGATCGAGGTTGAAACCTGCTGCGCCCGATGTGGTGGCCATTACCTATACCTCGCCGTCTTCGCCGCCACTTTGGGCGGCTGCTTCACAAACTGCTTCCCGGCCTTCTTGCCTGCCCGCTTGGCACGGGTCGTAGCGGCATACTCAGCGGGGCTGAGCGCCTTGATGGCGTTCTCGGGCAGATATCGCTCCCCCGTCTTGGAAGACGGTTTGCCGGACTTGGTGCGCCACTTCTGAGCACCCCAGTCCTTGAGCGACTGCTGCGGGTCTTTCATATCAGTCTCGATACCCACCGCCAGCGGCTTTGTACTTCTTGGCCACAAGCTGCGCTTTACGGGCCGACCACTGGCCTGCTCCGGTGCCGTGTGTTGCCGCCGCCTTAACTTGGCTCACAATACGCTTGCGCAGCTCCGGTTTGGTGTAATTGCCAGCCGCGTTGACCTTGCCGCCTTCCGCATACTGCGTGAAATCGGTGTCGTCCCTACGGGCCTTGCGTTTGGGCCCGGGCATTTTCGAGGGCATGATGGCCCCCATTCCACGGCTGGCTCGCATGTCAATACACCTTTGCCTTTCGTGCACCCCGAGCTTTACCCCAACCCTTGACGGCTCCGCCTTTTTTTATGCCGGCACCAACGGGCATTCCATCCTCGGTTCTCAAAAATGTGCCCGCTCCACTACGCACATACCGATGGTTAGGGTCAGTAATACTGTTTGCAAACACAGCCTCCGCATCTGTTGGCGCGCGCTCTGTGGACAGCACCATATCGCCAATTTCTTGCGCTGACTTGCCGCGTATCATGAATGGTTTCGCCATCATTTCTTCGGCAGAGGCTGACGCGAGCGGCAACCCACGTAGTCGCTCGCGTACTTTTCCCTTCTCAATATCTTCCGGCCTGACTCCCGCACCAACCGGCAGTTTTGAAAGTGCGTACATTGCACCCAAGCCGCCAAGCACTTTGGAGGCTTTCCCCATTGATTTGCGAGCCATGACGGCCTCCTATCAGCAGGCGTAGCCGCCCTTTTTCATACCCAGGGGTTTGCTGCCAGACATCTTGACCATCGTGCCTTTGGTCTTGCCTTTGGTGGCCATACCGTCACGGCTGGGAGCCGCAGTCTTGACCGCGCCCATCTTGGCCGTGGTGATACCACCGTTGGCCATTTTCTTGGCGGGTGCGCCTTTTTTCTTTGCCATCATTGCCATAAAACCAGCGTTCATTTTGGAAGCCATAGTGTCACCACCTTTCGAAAAAAACTCTTGCTTGCCTTGATTGGTTTTGGGCTTGTTGATTGCCTGCGCATCTGCACGGCTCCCAGACCCAAACCGCTTGCCCTTGTCTGCCTTCATAAACTCCTTGCCGACAGACTGCGGAACTCCTACGCGCTTGGCAGCGGCGGGGTCGTTTGCCACCATCGCCATCAAGTTGTGTTGTGCCTTACTCTTGCTTGGCATCGTCAGCTTTCTTTTTGCGGAAAAGCCTGTAAAAGTCTTTGCCCGTGGCCATTTCGTAAATACGCATGGCACCAACGACCGCGCCGATCAAGCCAAACAGCGGCGTGAGCATGTTCAAAAAAGCGCCAATCGTGCTGAAGATTGCCACCACATCCAGCACGTTTTTGACGGTATCTGTGTTCTCGCTCATGTCAGCAATTCCATGCCCTCAGGCTTTTGTTGATACGGCTGTTTGGGTCCTTCTTGGCTTTCTCGCCGGTCAGCTTGGCTTTCATGCCTTTCATCCGGGCACAGAAAGAGTCTCGGCGTGAGCCGCCCTCTGGCTGCGGGGGCTTGAGTCCCGGCTTGCCCGGATTGGCCTTGTTGTAGGAGGCACGCCCCTTGGCGTTGAGTCCGCCCTTGGGGTTCTTGCCTTCTTTGCGTTGCCATGCTGCGGTCTTAGCCATAATAAATTGTACCCGTCACACTTCCGCCAAGGCCGACAAAAATACCATTCCTGCAAAGAATTCCTTCGCCGGGAATAAGAATTGGCAAGCCTACAGTGTTAAAAGTGTCCGCCTCCAGCAAAATTACTGGATACATTGTGACATTACCCGATGTTGACGCAGTTGACGCAGTTGTCACAGTAAATGAGTTTGCGTTTAATTTCGTTACGTCAAACGCGGCATCAACCCCAAGACCAGAAGTGAAATCTAAGAACACTCGGTCGCCTGTTTCCAGTCCGTGCGCAGTCATTGTGATGGTTACCACGCCACTTGGAGATGTACGTGCATACGTACCTGACTTATTTACGGATGGATCGCAAATAGAAAATGTACGCGCAGAAACCGTGCCAGACGACACCACAACACTTTTCAAACGTGTCTGATAGCTCACGGCTGTACCAGAAGCGGAAGCGTGGTAGGACTTTACGTCGTATTGCATTGTCATGGCCGCACCTTATCCGTAGAAAATGGTTGAGGTCACGCTTGCCGAGGGCAAGAACACACGAATTCCCGTGGTAGCCAAAACGCCTTCGCCGGGAATCAAGGTGTAGAAAGATGTGCCGTTAGCGCAATCTACCTCAGTCAAAATCTTGGCGTACATAGTCACGTTACCGCTGGTTGTAGCAGAAGTAACAGTAACTGTAAAGGTGTTTGCAGTCAACACAGTAACAGTATAGGCGTCGTCTGTTGCCGTGCCGGACGTAAAGTCCAAATACACGCGATCACCGGTAGTCAAACCATGCGCTGTGATTGTTACTGTGCAAGTTGTGGAGCCGGGAACGTTATACGTGCCAGTCTGCGCAACGTCATCAACAATTACGGTGGTGAATGCAACAGACGTTGTTGGGGAGATCAAAACACCTTTGAGACGGGCGCGATACGGCACCGCCAACCCTGACGTCGAATTGTGATACGACTTTACGTCATATTGCATCGTCATTTTCTGGCTCCGGTTCTGGCAGTTCCAGTCTTGCAATCATTGCTTGAAGAACATCAATCGCCGCTTGGGAAGCAACGGCAACCTCATGAGCGTGGTTGCGTTGCTGCTCCATTTTGACAATCTCAGATTCCAAGAATTCCTTGGTTATCTGCATCAGGCTTCCACTGCGTACAGGAAGTAACCAACACCGGCGGAGTCAACAAAACGAATCTTCTGCGTCGGCGTGGTCGAAGTTGCGCCAATTGCCTGCACCATAGCGTCGGGCAGGTTGAACAGGTTGCTAATCGAACCCGTGCCGCTGTTGGTTGCACGAATAAACGCGGTGGTGCCGGGCAAGGTTGCGCCAGAAGCAAAGTCCGAATCAACTTGCAGAGCAGCAAGGGTGCCGCCGGGAGCAGTTGAAGAGCCGCCCAAGGTCACGCGCAGGGCGTTACCAGCACCAGAAATAGTGCCAGAACCGTTGATGCTCAGGGAGATGTGGCCGCCGTTAACAGTACCTGCGGCACCTGCGCCAGCGCCCGTAACTTGGGTCAGCCAACGTCCGGTCTCGCCAGAGCCAGTCGAGGTGAAAGCCAGTCGGTTGTACGTCAGACGCGTGTCGCCAGTGGTGGCGGAGGTGGTGCCATACGAAGAACTGATGTTCTGCGCGGTGGTAACGGAGACGGGGGAAGCTGCGGTGCCGACGATAAAGCCATTGGCCGATGCGACAGGCCCGGTGAAGCTAGTTTGTGCCATGATGATTCCTCACATGCGAGTTATGGGGCGTCCGTCTGCATGTCGTCTGCTCGGTCAGTCTTACGCCCCGGGGAAATCCGAGTTGAAGCAATATAGCTCAAAAAGAAAAGGGGCACAAGGCCCCTTTTCTAATTTCATCAGGACGAACCTGACGAGCCCCACATACCCAGAGGGTCCGACCAGCCGAAGCTATAACGCTCACGAGCCTTGTAACGGACGTTGCCGGTATCAAAGTCGCCGTCCATCGAGTTTGCCAGGGGCATACGCTCGAAGTGCTTCATGCCGTTGGGAACGTCCGTGGTCAGGAACCATGCGTTCGGATCGGTCAAGAAGTGGTTGACGGTGTAGCCTTCGGGGATAGCACCCATCTGCTTGATAGCGTTGATGTCGTTATCAGCAGTTTGGACCCGCAGTTCGGTGTCAAGCAGGCGCTTGGCAACGAACATCAGGCTCGGGGGGATCACCATCTTACGGGGCTTGGCTGCGATCAGCAGGCCACGCTCGTCGGTCCACGCAGCGATTTGAATCACAGCGTTTTCCAGAGCAGTCTCGTTCAGATCAACACCAGTGGTCGGGCTGTTGAAGTTAACACCACCGCCAACGAGCGGGTGGCCAACACGCGTGTTGGAACTGTTGTTGCCGAACAAGGTAACGCCGTCACCGCCAAGGTACGAGCCGTTGAAGCCGTTGTTGATAACGGCTGCAGCTTTAACCTGCTTGGTGAAGGCCATCGCACGGGCCAGAGCTTTGGTGTAACGAGCAGACAGGCTGTCGTACAGGTTGTCCTCAATCGCCTCTTCGGTGATCGAGAAACCCAGAGCAATGGTCTCGTGGTTGTAGCGAGCGGTAAATGCTTCCTGTGCATTGTCGTAAGCGATGGCAGAGCCCTCGTTCTTGACAGGCGCAGCAGCAAAGCCAGCCAGCTTGGTTTCTTCTTCAAAGCTACGCTCCGACTTCTCGGTCTCGTAGATTTCCTTGTGCTCTTCGCCGTAGCGAGCGTACTCCATACCAAACAGGGCGTTCAGACCTGGGAGCAGCTCTTTGAGCAGTTGTGCGCGTGAAATTGCCATTTTGAGTTACTCCTTATTACGCAACGCCGAGGCCGGTGTTGTAGGCATGCGAGCCCATGTTGAACTTCACCAGCACGTCGGTGTAGGCGTCGCCCACAGTCGAGGTGGTGCTTTCGACAAATCCAACAACCTTGAAGGCGATGGTAGCGGTAGCAGCCAGCGTGGTGCTGATAGCCGTGGTCGAGTTGCCAGTCGAGGTCGAGCCGGTTTGAGCGGCAGCAAACACGACGTTGGCACCCAACGCGGTCTGACCCAGCGAACCGTTGGCTTGCACTTGGAACACAGCACGGTCATCGTCGATGACGTATGCAATGGCGCCGGTAGTGCCGGTGGGGTAGTACTGAGCGTAGATGGTTTGACCTTGCGCGTTCACGTAGGTGCAGCCGACAAAAACGCCGACAACGCCTGCGGGGAACGGGCTAGCGTCAGAGCCAACCGTGGTTACAAGAGTCAGCAAGCCGTTAGTGCCGACAGCCACAACGGAACCGTTGAAGATGTTGGCAGACGCCGAGCTGATCGGAAACTGACGGGTGCTACCGGCGTACGGCAGACCCCCCAGCTCATTGACGGCCCGCAGGCCGTAAGGTGCTTGTACAGCAGACATGAAAACTCCTTATTACTTTGAACCAGAACCAAACCCGGCAC